TTTTTATACTTTTATATGTCTAATATCAAAATCATCTATGATTAACAGCATTCTATTCTTCTTCAGTCGTACTGTTGCTAAAGAAGGTAAAGCAGAAGGTACGACTGAAGAAGAATAGAATGCTGTTAATCATAGATGATTTTGATATTAGACATATAAAAGTATAAAAATTTTTATAAGATGTCATGTCATTGTTATAATATGGTTTACATCATGAATTAAAAACTTACGCACGCCGTTGTAAATATATTTTTAAGGAGTGATTGAAATGGCTAAAAAAGCACCTGATGTTGGGGATTATAAATATGGATTCCACGACGATGATGTATCCATTTTCAGATCAGAACGTGGTTTAACTGAGAATATCGTTAGAGAAATTTCTAACATGAAAAATGAGCCGGAATGGATGTTAGATTTCCGTCTTAAATCATTAAAATTGTTTTATAAAATGCCAATGCCTCAATGGGGTGGCGACTTATCAGAATTGAATTTCGATGACATTACTTACTATGTAAAGCCTTCAGAACAAGCTGAACGTTCATGGGATGAAGTGCCAGAAGAAATTAAAAGAACTTTCGATAAATTAGGAATTCCTGAAGCTGAACAAAAATATTTAGCTGGTGTTTCTGCTCAATATGAATCTGAAGTTGTTTACCATAATATGGAAAAAGAACTTGAAGAAAAAGGTATTATCTTTAAAGATACAGATAGTGCTTTACAAGAAAATGAAGAATTATTCAAAAAATACTTTGCTTCTGTAGTACCTGCAGCAGATAACAAATTTGCGGCGTTAAACTCAGCAGTATGGTCAGGTGGTTCGTTCATTTATGTACCTAAAAATATCAAACTAGATACGCCACTACAAGCTTATTTCCGTATTAACTCTGAGAACATGGGTCAATTTGAACGTACATTAATCATTGCTGATGAAGGTGCTTCTGTACATTACGTAGAAGGTTGTACTGCACCAGTTTATACAACTAGTTCTTTACACTCTGCTGTTGTGGAAATCATTGTGCATAAAGATGCGCACGTTCGTTATACTACGATTCAAAACTGGGCGAACAATGTATACAATTTAGTTACAAAACGTACTTTTGTTTATGAAAACGGAAATATGGAATGGGTAGATGGTAACTTAGGTTCTAAGTTAACGATGAAATATCCAAACTGTGTTCTTTTAGGTGAAGGTGCAAAAGGTAGTACATTATCTATTGCATTTGCTGGTAAAGGACAAGTTCAAGATGCCGGTGCTAAAATGATTCATAAAGCGCCAAATACATCTTCAACGATTGTTTCTAAATCTATTTCTAAAAATGGTGGTAAAGTTATTTATCGCGGTATTGTTCATTTTGGACGTAAAGCAAAAGGTGCTCGTTCAAATATTGAATGTGATACATTAATCTTAGATAACGAATCAACATCAGATACAATTCCATATAACGAAGTATTCAACGATCAAATATCATTAGAACATGAAGCCAAGGTTTCAAAAGTTTCTGAAGAACAATTATTTTATCTAATGAGTCGTGGTATTTCTGAAGAAGAAGCGACAGAAATGATTGTTATGGGATTCATCGAACCATTTACAAAAGAACTTCCAATGGAATACGCGGTCGAAATGAACCGTTTAATCAAGTTCGAAATGGAAGGTAGTATTGGATAGCTTTAAACCGCGTTGTTAAGCCATTCTTAACTTCCAGAAATGGCCATTGATACCATTTTGATACCATTTACTTGTCAAAAATGGCTATTGCATCGTGTTTTTTCTGAGTATATAAATGGCTGTAAGTGCCCATCGTTTCAGTGATTTGAGCATGTCTCATGAGTGACTGTAAAACGAAAATATCTACACCATTATTTGCAAGATAAGATGCATAAGAATGTCTTAACGCGTGAATGTTATAATGGGGGAAAGCTTTTTGGAATTTCTTTTGAACATGACTGTAATGTTTGGGAGCCATTCCTCCGAAAATAAAATAACTACGTTCATCAAAATATTTATTTAACTCTTTTTCACGTTGGTGTCGTTCAGTTAACATTGTATTGATGAATTTAGGTAAAGGAACAATATCCTCTGAACTATCTGTTTTTGGTCTCGGAAATATAGTTCTATTAGAGATGTCCATTGTTTTATTTATGGATATCTCTTTTTTGTATTTATTGTAGTCTGTCCAAACAAGAGCCATAGCTTCGCCAATCCTTAAACCTGTATAAAACATTAATGTAAATAACTCTCTGTAATCTTGCTCTTCAATGTCTTTGATTCTTTCTTCAAATTCTTCACGCATCATAAACTTAGGTTTTGGCTTTACACGCGGAATAGGTTTAATTGATATTGTTGGATCTGTACGTAATCCAAAGTATTTTTTGGCATAATTAATTACAACTTTAAAACCTGACCAAATTGTACGAGCAGAATTTGTTGACGCTACATTCTCTATTAGATATTTACGAAACTCTTGGCATTGATTTTGCGTTATCTTATTCATTTTTATGTGCCCGAACTTAGCTTTAAAGTGTTTATGATATTCATTTTGTTTGCGTCGTTTTGTTTTAGGTCTCAAATCGCTATTTTCTAAATAGTGATGAAAAACATAATCAAATGTTTTTGAATCGCTATATCCTTCGTTTACGTCATTCAAAAAGATAGCCTCTGCTCTCTTAGCTTCACGCTTAGTTGAAAAACCGCGTTGCATCTTACGTTTGTTATTACCGTATACATCTTTATATCTAATGGAAAAATACCATTTACCTGTATTATCATCCTTATATACTGGCATTTTGCTTCTCCCTCCTCAAAATTGGCAAAAAAATAATAAGGGTAGGCGGGCTACCCGAAATTTAGTACTAGGTACTAAATGTGATATAATAAAATAAAAAGTAGGTGATGAAATGTGCGTAAAGTTTACTGACGCAGAAATAGCTTATATAAAAGAATCAGTTGAAAATTATAGTAGTGAATTTGATATTTATGACGATGAACAAGAACTTAAATTAAAAATTTATGAACAAATTATGTTAAAAATAGAGTCCGAATACAAGGATATCTATTTATTCCGTCTTATTAATTGATTTACTGTATTCGGTTAATATTCTTTCGTTTTCATCAACGATGTCCTTTAGTGTGTTTAAAAGGAAGTCGCAATCACCTTTGGCTACTGCACCGGCTTGTGAATGGTTGATTATATTTCTCATACTATAAGCAATTTCTACCCGTTTTTTGGTTCTATAATTCACTTTACCCTCTTTAGTTAATTCTCCTAATAATTTGGTGTACATAGTTGAATCGGTGTCTTTATGTTTGATTTTATTCACTTTTTTTAATTTGATTAAAAACGTCTCTATAGCAACAGCAAAGGTTGCTGCAGCTGGCAAATACAACTCCCTTTTATAAGCTTGTAATCCTTGTTCTATTTGATAAGAAAAAGTTATATCATCAACAATCTTTTTCATGCTATTTAAATCTAAGTGGTTGAACGGTTGTATTTCATCATGTGCTTTGTTTATCAATTTCTCTTTCGACTTCGATATCAATGTATTGTAATGATCGTTAGCTAATCGTTTGCCATAATTAAAAAATAAATCTAAATTGTTTTGTATTATTACAGTCCCGATATATTTTCCGTAGTAAATAGACGTGTAATAAATGTAGTTATTAAAATCTAATAATCCGGATTGTTCTTCTACATACTTTTTAGAATCATATATGTATGAAGTAAAGTGTTTAGACAAATGTTTGATATCAGTATTACGAAAATTATATATTTCTTTTAATTTACTGTCATTTGAGATAACAACGATGCAAGGTTCTTCAAAAAAAGATTGATTTAGATAAAATATCGAAATCTTGTAATCGTCTTTTCTCATGAATGGGAAGGCTTCCGGATTACTACTAAACTGATAAATGTATCTGTTTTCAACTACATATTTGTAACCTTCTAAAAAATTACGCAAGTATTCTTTTAAAGTTTTATTCTCTTCCATCCCTCATCCTCCTCACGCCACACAAGCGCTATTAATCAATATCCAATAATTGTTGTTTTTTCTTATCGAACTCTTCCTGAGAAATTACTCCGACATCTAATAATTCTTTATATTTTATTAATTCATCAGCAACAGAAAAACTCATTTTTTCAGAATTGGATGGTTTCATAGAACTTTCTCGAATAGAGATTTGTTCTTGTATTGTTTCCGCCATTCTAGATACAGTGTTTTTTGATATGCTTCCTATAGCGATACTTGATGAACCGTGATGTATAATTATTTCGCCAAAAAGAAGTCCTTTTTTATACGAAACAGAATTGATTTTCTCGAATGGAAATTCATGAAATTTCAAACCATATATCATACCTTTATCTAAGAATAACAATCTTAGATCAGTACATACTATTAAGTAGGTATTATTATTGTACAATCCCGAAGTTACATACATTATGTTTTCATTATCTTTTAAAATCATAGGTAGTTCTTTCACTTCTTTTTTTGTACCAAACAAATCCTCTACACCTATTTCGCTAAATCTTTGGTAGATTTTAGATAAGTTTTCGTCAGATTTATTGATTTCACTTTCAAATTTCACTTCTTTTCTAGGTTTACTTTGGTATTCTTTTAAAATTTCTCTTTTGTCTTCAACAGATAGTTGCTTGTATTGTTTCTTTTCTTCTTTTGTTTTAGTTGCTAAATATTGACTCTCAATCATACTTTCTTTGAACGTTAATCTGCTCTTAGGTAATTCTTTCATGTTCATTTCTCCTTTATTTTTTGATTGTTAAATCGTTAGATCATAAGCATATTTAAATTCATTTATAAAATCAGATTTGCTTTCCATTTTCTCTTCTAAAAAACTTAAGTAGTTTTCTGCGTGGTAATTTTCGTTATTTGACATATAGTCGTTTAACCCATTGTGTATATGTCTTCTGATTACTTTTACCGCTATATGGATCGCTTGAAAACTCATTTGATACTTGTACGAAATTTGCTCAATATTAAAGTTGTTTATATATTTGTATCTTATATGTAAAGGAAACAATAAACATGAAGCAAATGAGTTTGCTTCATATTCTTCAGCAATCCTTCTATAATAATCTTTATATGTGAATGTTTTATTTAAATTAACTCCAGTATGTCCCATTATAAAATGACCATATTCATGAGCTAAAGTAAATCTTAGACGATTCATAGGCAGTAAATCGTTATAAACTATAATCGCTTTGTCTCCTTTTCTAATATGAAACGCTTCTTCTGAACCGAAAATAGAAGGTATTTTAAAATATAAAGTGCCAGTATTCTGAGAAAATTCAGAGAAAGTCACTAATTTAATACGTTTATCTTTTGAGATAATTTCAAATATATCTAAAGGAAAAGATAAGTTATATAGACCATTTGTGATCTCGTAAACTGCTTTCGCAGATTTAAAAAAAGATTTTTCATAATTTAATTTCAATTAAAAAGCCCCTTTGTTACTTAGTTAAATCATCCCAATCATCAAACATTGCTTCTAATATAGTCAAAGCTTTTTGCCTTTGTGCCTCCGTCATATTTTCTGTAGCTCGATGCATAATAAGAATATCTTCACTTTTATCTTCTCCGGAGTACTCATCTTTTTCTCTACCTAATAAGTAATCAACTGATACATCGAAGTGATCGGCAATTTTTTGCACCTTATCAATGCCTGGTTTGGTTTTCTCCCATCTTCTGATTTGTCCGTTTGAAAACCCTAAAGTTCTCTCTAATTCAGCAAAAGTCATACCTTTTGAATTGCACAAATTACGGATTCTTTGTACTAGATTCATAAATTTCTCCTATCACAGATTAACTTTTTCGCTATTTTTGTTGACAATTAGCATAAAAGTTAATATACTGTATTTAAGCTTTAAATTTAGCTTACTAAACACATAACAATTATTCGTTGGGGAACGAGTATTCAATACCTTTATGACAGGCATTACGAATTGTTATAGGTTTATTAAACTATGCTTAAATATTAGCATAAAAGTTATTGGTGTTCAACAGATAATTTATTTGCTTAGAAAAAATGTTATAGGAGGTGCTAATATGTCGACAACAGATTTCGGCTTGAAAGTGAGAACGGAATTATTAAAACGCAACATGACAAACAAGCAACTTGCGGAAATGCTAGAAATTTCAAGTGCTTACTTATCGGATATTTTACGTGGACGTAGAGATGCTTTTGAACAAAAGAAACGTATTGCGAAAATTTTAGAAATTAAAGAAGAGGTGAAGAGTTAATGAATGAAATTAAAACTTTCAGTAACGACATGTTTTCAATCTTAATCAAACAAGATAATGAAAATAATTTATTCGATTTAGAAACTGTCGCAAAAAGTTTGGGGTTCACTCAGTTTAAAAACGGCAAACAATATATTCGTTGGGAAACTATCAATAAATATTTAGGTAAATATCTTTCCCAAGAAGTTGGGAAAGGCGATTTCATACCAGAACCAATGGTATATAAGTTGGCTTTCAAAGCAGGTAATGCTGTAGCAGAAAAATTTCAAGATTGGTTGGCGATGGAAGTCCTACCAGCTATTCGCAAACACGGTATCTACGCAACAGACAATGTAATTGAACAAACATTAAAAGATCCAGACTACATCATTACAGTGTTGACTGAGTATAAGAAAGAAAAAGAGCAAAACTTACTTTTACAACAAGAAATTGGAGAGCTAAAACCCAAAGCAGACTATGTAGATGAAATCTTAAAGTCAACTGGAACATTAGCTACAACTCAAATCGCGGCAGACTACGGTATATCAGCACAAAAGTTAAACAAACTACTACACGAAGCTAGATTACAACGAAAAGTGAATAAACAGTGGGTGCTTTACTCAGAACACATGGGCAAGAGTTACACAGAATCAGACACTATACCAATTGTACGCTCTGACGGTAGAGAAGACACAGTTTTACAAACTAGATGGACACAAAAAGGCAGATTGAAAATACATGAAATCATGACTGAATTCGGTTATGAAGCTAATTTAGGGGGAGCGTAAATGACACCAGAACAAAAAGAAAAGCTAAACAATATAGTATTAACACTTTATGCAGTTAAAGAAAACAAAAGTCAAACATACACACACAAAGATACTCTTACTGTGACATATGCAGGCGAGATTGAGCACACTTACGAAGTCGACAGAGAGAAACACCTTGAATCAATGATTGAGTGGGCAATTGACCAAATCGAACAGCACTTTGATTTAGACGAAGAAGAATAACACACAATTGAACAAACAACTTAATAGGAGGAATTATCAATGAACACACTATATAAAACAACCCTCCTCATCACAATGGCAGTTGTGACGTGGAAGGTTTGGAAGATTGAACGAAATACGAGAAAGCCTGTAATCAATCGGAATGATTTTAGTAAAGAGTCTACAGCAGAAACGATTGAGCGACACAGTGATCCTGATTCAGGAATAAAACTACTTAAGGCATTTTCCGACTTCACTAAACAAGCTGAAAAGCAAAAACCTACACTAGGAGAAGTTTATAGACGGAACAAACCTGAATTACCAACCGTTACTTTAGACGAAAACGGACTGTTTATAAATGATTTTAGGGTGCCTTATGTACTTGAGGAAGGGGTTAACGTAAAGAAATCTATGAACAACCTATATAAGGTCAGTTTGGACTTTTTCGCTAAAAGTATTATTGCAGATAATTACGAAGCAGATAACCCAGAGAATCAACAGTTATTTTAAAGGAGGAAAAGATATGATGAAAAATAGTTTGCAAGCTAAAGAACTTGCGGTAATTTTATCTGTTTCTAAATCCAAAGCAGGACAAATAATAAGAGAACTGAATAAAGAGCTTGAAGATGAAGGATACATTGCGATACGAGGCAGAATACCAGTCCAATTAGCTAGGAAAAAATTCCCTTATCACGACTTATCAGACCAGAGAATAATGGAGGAGTTGAAAAAAGAAAATGAGTAACATTTATAAAAGCTACCTATTAGCAGTACTGTGCTTCACAGTCTTAGCGATTGTACTCATGCCGTTTCTATACTTCACCACAGCGTGGTCAATTGCAGGATTCGCAAGCATAGCGACATTCATATTTTATAAGGAATACTTTTATGAAGAATAAAAAAAACTGCTACTTGCGCCAACAAGTAACAGTATCAAGTACTTAAGAAAAATTTCAAGTTAAATATAAAACGAAACAAGGAGGAAGTCAACTATGACTAAAAATTATAAAGACATGACTCAGGACGAAATAAAAGACTTATTATCTGAAAAAAGCGGAGAATTGTATGAATTAGCGAAAGAAATTAAGGGAGAAAGTAAATTTGATATTTTGCTTTTCTCATCAATAGGAGTTATCGACGGAGATTATTTAG